CGCCGCTCGAGCCGGTAGCTCGACAGCCCGCAGGAGCCACACTGCTCGCCGCCGAGCTCGGCCCCGAGGAGCTGCGCCTCGGCGTCGGGTTCGCCGGCGTAGAAGTAGCCCTCGGCGTCGGCGTCGGGGTTCGGGTTGAAGGCCAGGACGGCCTCGTTGCAGGCGACGCAGCGGCGGGCGCGCATCGGCAGGTCGAGCATGTCGTCGGGGTCGACCAGCCCGTTGCACTTCGGGCAGGTCTCCAGCTCGGCGCAGGGGGTGTCTAGGCGGGCCATTCGGCTTCTCCTCGGGTGGGTGAGCAGGTCAGAAGGGGCTGTCGTCGTCGTCATCACCGACGGGGTAGAGCATCTCGGCGTGGCGCTCGGGCTGCGGGTCGTGGCGCAGGAGCCAATCCTCGGCGCGGGCGGCCTCGGCGTCCTCACGCTCGCGCATGGCGTCGATCTCGGCGTCGCGGTGCGCCTCGGCGCGGGCGTCGTCGTAGTCGCGGTCCATCGTCGCGGCGCTCATGCTTCGATCTCGTCCCATGCGGCGTCGATCATCTCGGCGGCCTCGGCGGCAAGCATCTCGTCGCCGGTGGAGTCGAGCACCTCGCGGAAGCCTCGGCGGGCCTCCTTGGTGATGCCTGCGGCGAGCTCGGTGGTGGTGGTGGTGTTCGTCATGCCGACAACATAGCTCTGCCGCCGTAGCCGAAGCAACTACACCCCGAAGATTCTTTCAGGGCGGCTCAGGGAGCCGTGCGGACCGTGGCGAACACGGCGTCGCCGTCCTCGGCCAGCAGCTTCGCCAAGTCGGCGAACCCGAGCTTGGCCGTCCCCCGCTCACCCCAGCCCGCTCCCCACGAGTTGTGGATCCGCACGAACTCTCGGCGCACATCGACGGAGTAGACGAGCGTGCAGTGGCCGCCGGCGAGCCGGCCAGAGCGGCGCAGGAACCCGTCGGCGTCAGGGTCGAACATGCCGGCGTACCAGTTGACCCCGATCGCGCACGGCCCCCGGTAGCCAACCGCCAGCACCAGCTCCTCGAGCGAGAACGCCCAGCGGTACTCGGCGACGTGGCCCTCGCTCTCAAGCACCTTCATGCCGGCGAGCGTCGACGTGCCCTCGTAGTTCTCGCCGGGCCACGGGTCGATCTTCTGCGCCGCCTTGTAGATCCGTGTCGCGTCGGCGGCCGTCACGCCAGCGACCGACACCGGCCGGCCGGCGAGCTCATGCGCCATCGTGAACCCGACGCACGCACCCTCGCGGCCCTGGTCGAGCGTCACCGGCACACGCCAGGTGTAGGAGCGAGGCTTCTTGCCGGCGACCGTTGCGGCGACCGGGAACCCTCGCGACCGCTCATCGAACTGGACGAGCCGGCCGAGCCTCGGATCTTCGACGGTGGACCCATCTCGCATTCTCACGGTCTCCATGAGTCGAGCCTATGTCCCGACCCTCTGGCAGCTCGGCGATGTTCGCCAGCCGCCCCGCACGGGCCTTGTTTCGGCCACCGAAAGAATCTCCCCCCTGTAGTTGCTTCGGCTACAGCGGCTGTGTATGGTGTGGGCATGACGAACACCGACCACGCACCCCGCATGCTCATCCCGGTCATCGGCCGCGGCAACTCCACCGCCGACAACACCGTGAAGATGATGCTCCTCAACAACCCCACCACCGAAGCGCTCCTCAACTTCGGCCGCCTCGGCGTCGCCTTCACCACCAACCGCCACGGCCACCGGGTCTGCATCCTCGAAGGCGACATCGCCGACCTGATGGACGCCACCTGCACCCTGGTGGACGCCATGCCCGCCGGATCCTTCACCCAGCTCGTCTGATCGGAACACCATGAGCATCTCCTTCACCCTCGCCAGCCGCACCGACAACGGCAGCATCGACGCGAGCTGCCCCGACGCCGCGACGCACCGCGCCCGCTGCCTCGGCACCTGCTCCGACCCCACCGACTTCACGGACTACGGCTGCTGCGACTGCACCGACGCAGCCGAAGCCGAGTGCCTCCACTGCTCGACCCAGCTCAACGTCAGCAACGACAACGCCCACCAGATCCTCGAGCGCCTCGGCATCGACTTCGACCACTGCGGCGTCATCGACCCCGCCGACCTCTTCGGCCGCGCAGCCGTCGGGAACATCGGTCGCGACGACTCGGGGGTCACGACCATCGAGTCGAAGCGGCCCGGCCGCGCCACCATCATCGAGTGCGGTGTCGCGCCGGGCTACTTCGAGGACCGGCTCGGCCAGATCGCCGAGCTCGCCTCCATCGCCCTCGAGCGAGGGCTGCTGGTGGCCTGGGGCTGATCAGCTCCGGGCGGCGTCGAGGACGTGAGCAGCGAACTTCGCTGCCGCCCGCTCGGCTCGCATCGGGCGGATCGCCTCACGCAGCTCGGCGAGCTCGCCGGCCAGGCCCTCCACCTGCTCGCGCAGGTCGGAGTGCTCGGCCCGGTCGTGGATCACCATCCCGGCGGCGACGAGGCTGGTGACCTCGTCCTGCACCGAGTCGTAGCGGCCGAGCGCCACCGGGAGCGTCATCGGCGCGCCAGCGGCGACCAGCGCCAGGTTCTCGACCACGAACCCGCTCACGTTCACCGCGAGCAGCCCGACCATCTCGAGCCGGCGGCCGAGACCGTGCTGCGAACGGATCTGCCGCCAGTCGGGCGACACATCCGAGCCGCGCAGCGCACGGATCTTCTCGGGGGCCACATCCGACCGGAGAGCGCCGGCGATCTCGATGCCGAACTCCGTGTCGTAGACGGCCACGTCGGCCACCGCGCATCCGGTGTCGTGGTAGTGCGCCGCCGCGTCGCTGGCCTTGAGCGCCAGGTCCGGGTGGACGGTGTCCATGAACAGCGGGCCGGTCGCGACCATCTCGCCCTCGGCCGTCAGCACCTTCTTGGTGCGGAAGTGCTTGTACGAGTTGCCCGACCGTGGCACCGGGGTGCAGCGACCGCTGTTCCCGATGTGGCAGGTGCCCCAGCGGGCGATCAGCCCCGAGATGCGCCCGTCGGCGTGGACCGTGAACGGCTCATCGCTGTTCGTGGCCTGGAACCACTCGGTGGGCGGGTGCAGCGGGATCTCGCCCTCGGGTGACTCGCCGGCCGCAGCGACCAGCGACCGCTCGAGCCGCACCTGCTCACCGCCTCGCATCACCCAGGGTGCCTGCTCCATCGGGGTGAACGCCCGGTAGCCGTCGCCGGCCAGCCCGAAGGTCTCACCGGTCGCCTCCGTGATCCACGCGGCGGCCGCGACGAGCGCCTCGGCTTCCTCGGCCCGGCCGAGCAGCTCGATGTACGCCTCTTGGAACGCCGGGAACGGGGTGCCGGTCGCACCCATGATGCGGCCCTCGGTGAGCACCTCGAGGAAGGGGACGAACCCGCCGAAGAGCAGGTCGGCCGGGTCGATCCGTTCGCCGGAGTCGGGGTCACGGAACTCGATCACGACCGAGTCGATGTCGGCGCTGACGCCCCGCATCGTCTTCTCGGAGAGCAGGCGCTGGTACTCCTGGCCGGCGTCGCCGGAGTCGAACAGCCCCCAGCCGACGATCTCATGGCCCTGCCGTTCGACCTTCTGGATCTGGCCGGCGATCACGGACCCGTCGTGGCCCGGAGCGTTCACCGTCTGCAGCATCAGCGGGATCGGGAGCTCGCGCCACGTCAGCGCGCCCTCGGCGATCATGCGGCCATCACCGGAGGGCAGACCCTCCACGATCAGGACGCCGGTCCACTCGTAGCCGTCGTCCTCGGCGAAGTCGCCGACCACCACGTCGGCCATGTCATCGTCGTCCCCCGCCATGTCATCGTCTTCGTGCTCGGCCAAGGTGACGGACTCGCTGAGAACCGCAGCGGTGGGAGCGGCGGCCTCGGCGGCGATCGCCTCGGCGTCCGCAGCGACCTTCTCGGCCCAGCGACGGGCCAGCTCCATGACGAGAACGTCGTCATCGACCTCGGCGAGCTCGAGCTCAACCTCGACCTCGACAACGGTCTCGACAACGGTCTCAACGACGGTCTCGTCGCTGGCCTCGACGTGGCGGGCAGCGGACAGACGCTCGAGAGCGTCGGCCTCGGCGGCCTCGGCGGTCCGCTGCGCATCCAAGGCGGCGACGATCGACTGGTGATCCCAGGGGCGGATCTCGACGCCGGCATCGAACGCCCGCGCGACCGTGGCAGCGTCCTCGCCGGACATGAGCTCGGGCGGTTCCAGCTCGGCGTCGCGCAGGTGGCGAGCCAGGTGGTCGTAGACGCCCTGACGGTCGGAGTCGGGGATCGTGGTACCGCCACGCGCCCCGTTGAGCACGCCGATCCCTGCTGAGCAAGCCACGGTGCTGGCCGAGCTCGGCCGGCCATCATCGTCCACGAAGTGGTGGATGAACCGGTAGGCAGCCTTGACCGACGTGTCAGCTTCATCGTCACGCCACGCATACACCGCAGCGAAGTAGTCCTCGGACTCGGGCGACCGCACGTTCAGCTCCTGAGCAGCGCCGTCCCATGCGTCGCCGTTGGTCGGCGTCTCATGCGACATGATCGCCGTGAACACCGCCGACGACTCCACGGCAGCGTGGGCGGCCCCCTCGATCTTGACCGCCAGCGGATCGCCCGAGCAGCCGCCCTTCTTGCCGCCGCACCCGCAGCTCACGGCCTCCGGCGAGCACCCGCACGACGCACCAGCAGCCTGACGCGCCGTGGCAGCAGCCACGATCGCATCGACCTCGCTGTCCTCCATCGCGGCGAGAGCTGCCCGAATCCGGGCCTGGCGCTCCCCCTCGACCTCGGGCATCTCCATCGGCTCTTCCATCTCGGGCATCTCGGGCATCTCGTCCTCCTCCTCGGGAGATTCGTCGCCGCCCATCAGGGCGACCTCGACGGCTTCATCACCGTCGCGCAGGTACAGCGTGTCGAAGGTCAACGGTAGGCCAGCAGGGTTGTACCCCTCGGGGATCGGCCCCTCGATGACCGTGATGTGGGGCACGAAGTCGTGTTCGTCGCTCACCATCACCCCGTGCTCGCCGAGCATCTGCACCAGCTTCGCCCTGAGCTCGCCGAGCCCTGGCACGTCAGCGAGCGCCACCCCGAGCTCGCCGTCCTCGCCGAACGTCCCGACCCCGCCGACCACGCCGGCCAGCGGACCGAACCAGTCGGCCAGCATCCCGAGGCACAGGAGCACCTCCTCGCCGTACTCCTCGGCGCTGCCCTCGATGTAGGCGAGCGTGACATGGAGCCGGTCGACCGGCGTGCCACCTTCGATCGCGATCGCAGCGGCTTCCTCGGCGGTCGGCTGCACCGACACGATGAAGCCGGCGTCGTCATCGGTGAGCTGGAAGGAGTCGCCGTCAGCGGCGGCGGCGATGTCACCCTCGATCGTCGGGGCCGGCCCGTCGATCTCGATCTCGATCTCGATCTCGTCGCCGTCGTCGTGGTCGGTGTCCTCACCCATGCCGGGGGCGGGCAGCCAGTCGGCCTCCATGTCGCGGGCCTCATGGCGCGCCGAGAACAGCAGGCACACCTCCACGGCGTCGATCTCCCCCGTCACGATCAGGCACGACCCCGCCTCGGTCAGCGTCGCCGGAGCGTTCCAGAACGCGCACCGCCCGCAGTAGCCCACGTCACCTTCGACGGCCTCATGCAGAGCGACCGTCGAATCGTCCGGGGCCATGTTCGGGGAGTCGTCGGCCGGGTACTCGAGCGACAACGCATGGGGCGGCACAGCTCGGGTCGCCTCGACCGGCCTCGGCTTGAGCAGATCGTCAGCCACAGCGTGGGCCTCCTAGTCGGCGTCAGTACGTCTCCTGAGAGTATTCGCTCGCGGGGGCCGATGTCAGGTATCAGCGCTGTGTGCGCTTCAGGAAGGCGTAACAGAGGCAGGAGACCCGCTCCGCTCCGGGGAGGTTGTGGTCGCCCGGGTACATCGTCACCACGTCGGTCTCGGCCAAGACGAACACCTCGCCGATCGGGACCTCCTGGCCGTGGGTCTTGATGTGGCTCATCCGTGACCGCTGGAAGGTGCAGACCCACGTCTTGGTGCCGGTCCACCCGGCGACCAGCCACAGGATCATCGGGGACGCCTGGATCAGGGAGTGCGACTCGGTCTGCCCGATCCCGCTCGCGAGCCCATTGGAGACGGGGCCAGCCGCGGCCACCAGCGCGTCGTACTCGAGGGCCACCCCGAGCGCGTCGGACATCTGCTCGGGGCTCCACCCGTCAGCGTTCCCCCTGGCGGCGAGCACCTCCACCCGGTTCGCGATCGTGTCGGAGTAGGCGTTGAGGATCGCCGACTGGCCGGCAACCGCTTCCGACATCGGGTCGACCCAGTCGTCGGACTGGACGATCGACTCCAGTCCCCACTCTGCGCCGGCCGCCACGATCGACTCCGCGGCAACCCGCTCGAGCGTCGGGATGATGAAGTCGCCGACCGCCCCCATCCACCACTCCGGCTGGAACAGCTCGCCGACCGTCCACAGGCCCGACTCCTTGTCCACAGCGGCGGCCATCTGGCCCCGTGTGGCCTCCACCGCCAGCAGCGCCCCCTCGGTCACCAGGCGCTGCCACCGGGCGACCTGCGCCTCCGACGCCATCAGCTCGCCCCGACGGGCAGCAGCCGTGGCGCTCGGGACGCCTCAAGCGCCCGCTGCACCAGCTCGTTCGGGACCCGCAGCCCGTTCTCGCCGACCCGGATCGGGTGCCGGAGCGAGCTCAGCGCGTGCATCTCGAGCAGCTCGACCAGCTCGCGGGTGATGACCTCGGCCTGGTCCTCGGCGTTGAAGTGCTCCACGCCGGCTTCGGTCAGGTACTTGCGGATCCACGCCGAGGAGCGCTCAGCGAACGAGTCCCAGGAGCCGGCGAGCAGCCCGGCCGGCGTTTCGCCGAGCCGGTCGAGGGTGCCCTTCGGGACGGCGGCCAGGACGGCCAGCCGGTCGAGGTTCCGAAGCTGCTCCTGCAGATCGCCGTCGCGCCCGTTCAGCTTGGAGATCACCCGGTTGGCGGCCCGCTCGAGCGCCCGCTCGAGGGCCGAGTCCGCAGCGACGGCCAGCCGGTCGATGAGGGACGCCTCGGTGTCGCCCCCCTCGCCCCGGTCAGGTTCGTCCTGCCCGGTCTCCAGATCGGTGACGACCTCATCGATGGGCCGGTCTGGTTCGTCGCCGCCGGCCGACCTCGGCGCGGCCCCGCCGCCACCGCCGGCCATCAGCTCGGGGATCTCCTCCCAGTTCTCGCCGGGGAACAGCTTCGGGAGCAGGACCGGGGCGAGCTCGAGCGGCCGGCGCATCAGCAGGTCCACCATGACCCGGCGCACCCGCTCCTCTTCGCTTGGGGCGTCGCCCTCATCGAACCCGTTCTCGCGGCGGTACGCCTCGCCGGACAGCTCGATCCGGTCGTACGCGGCCCGAGCAGACGGGCCGGCGTCGGCCCGCTTCATAATCGGGGAAGGGTCGTACTCGAGGGAGAACATCCCAGCCTCGGCGACTTCCATCCCCTCGAACTGGGTCAACATCGGCCGGAGGTACCCCTCCGTGATGAAGTCGAGGATCCCGGCCGCCAGCGGGATGACGTGCTTCTGGATGTAGTCGGCGTCGATGTTGTAGCCGGTCCAGTGGTTCAGCCCGGCCTTGCCGCCCATGATCTCGGGCGGGATGTCCAAGCCGCCGCCGAGCCGGCCGATCGCCTCCTGGCGCAGCTCCATGTAGAGCTTGTCCAAGTCTCGGGCCACGTCGATCAGCCGGATCTTCTCGCCGAGCTCGGCCGCGCCTCGCAGGATCAGCGGGACGAGCGACGCCGCCGACGTGCGGTCCTCCACCGGAGCCTGCAGGTGCTCGAGCAGCTCCTCGGTGAATTCATCGATGTCATCCGTGTCGCCGCCGGGGTTCTCCTTCTCGTCCTCGGGGCCGAAGCTCATCTCGTCGGGGACGAACAGGATCCCGGCCGCCAGGCGGGACTTCGCGATGGCGTCCACGACCTGGGTGAGCACCACGATCTCGCGGCAGATCGGCAGGTTGCGCTTGACCCCCGAGTAGGCGCGCTCTGAGAACCGGGCGTCGCTGTTCCACATGCGGGTGACGTAGGCCGAGACCTCCATGAAGGAGGCGTCGCTGGCCTTGCCGCCGCTGTTGCGCTTCACCTTGCCGCCGCCCTCGATGCGGATCTCCTCGACGGAGAGGAACTCCCAGGTGAGGCCGGCGTACTGCTGGCGCTCGTCCTTGGTCGGCGTGCCGAGCAGGTAGCACTCGCCGGCGATCTGCTGGTGCAGCGCAGCTCGGCGCAGCAGCTCGGCCTGGCCGCCCCTCGGGCCGATGAAGGCGCGCCACACCCGCAGGACCCGCTCATCGGTCGTCGGGATGAACGCCCGATCCTCTTCCGACCACACCGAGGGGACCACTCGGCCCGACGACACGGTGTTCGCCGTGAGGTTCACGACGTAGCCGAGCTCGCCGATCACGTCCGTGTAGCCGTAGGCCTCCCGCTGCCACTGCTCACCGATGCCGCCCCTCGGTGGCTTCCAGTCGGCGAGCTTCTGCACGGCAACGGAATGCGCGCTGGCCGAGCGGTCGGGCTGCAGCATCTGATAGCTGCGCCGCCCCCGGCTAGTAAATGCCGTGGACGGGCGACGCAGGCGGCCGGTTCGTGGCACTGTCGACCTCTGACTTTGTGTGTAGTCGGCTTCGCGCGAAGCGTACCCCGCGACCGGCATGAGGCTGTAGGACGCCTGCTGTCAGCGCATGCCGCCACCCCACCGATGAACCGGCTTCGACCGGGGGGTGGTTGCGGCGTCGCTCACGCTGCGACCTCCTCAGCGTCGGCGTCGTTACCTTCGACCGGCCGGTCCCCCTCGAGGGCGGTCACGATCCGCTGGGCGGTGGCGATGACCCGCTCCGCTGTCTTGGCGATGAGCTCGCCGTCCCCCTGCGCCCACCCGGCGACGTACCCGACGCTGTAGGCGGCGGTGTCCCGGCCGAGCAGGCTCATCACCGTGAAGGCCACGCTCTCGGCCTCCACCTCGATCACGTTCAGGCTGCCGGCGTGGGCGATCAGGTACTCCTCGGGCGAGTGCATCAGCGCGTGAGCGAGCTCGTGGGCGAGCGTCTTGACCTTCTGCGCCTCGGGGATGCTCTCAGCGACCCGCAGCCGCTTCTCGCCGAAGTGGCAGTCGCCGTGAGCTGGGAGGCAGTAGTCGGTGACCTCCACCCGGTAGCCCGTGGCCTCAGCGATCCTGACGAGGCCGTTCCACAGCGCCTCGTCGCCGTCGCCCTCGAGGACCGTGGGGCACGCCGGGTTCGCCGGATGCTCGATCCCCTCGATCTGGCTCGCGTCGAAGGTGCGGGAGATCATCTTCCAGCCGATCAGCTTCCGCTTCGGCGACCCGTCTGCGTTCGGCTCGGCGTCCCGGTCGATGACCCGCACCGGGGCCAGCACCCCCAGCCCCTTCTCGCCCTTGCGGACCCAGCCGCCCTTGTCGGCCCATGTGGAGTGGGCGGCGGGCAGCGTGAGCGGTGGCCGCTCGGGGTTCTGGCGGCGACGGACCTCCCACTGCATCAGCATCAGCATCACGTTGCGCGGCGAGTACGACCGGAAGCTGCTGGCGTAGGCGAGGTAGTTCTGCCACTCCTCGCCCGTGGCGAGCTCGGCGACCTGAGCGTGGAGCTGCTCGAGTATCGCGGCGGCCTCGGCCTTCTGCTCGGCCAGGGTCTTGCGGGGCTTCGTGTTTCGAGCCATTCGGCTCCTCCTCGGTGGTGGGGTGATCAGTCGGCGATGAGCTGACCGCGGCACGCCTTCTTGTTGGTGACCTTCTTGCGGTCGGCGAACGTCGTCGCCCGGTTCAGCCGGCGGCCCTCCCGCATGTCCGCGACGTACGCGGCGTGGGCGGTCCGGCGAAGCGCGGCGACGTGATCGGCGACGGGGCTGGGGCGGTTGTTCTTGCGCTTGCTCATGTTCACTCCTTAGCGGATCTTGCCGGCGACCAGGCGGGCGGCGGCGGCGTCAACGGCGGCGGGCTTCATGCCCTCGGGGCGACCCTGCGAGCGGCCCATGCCGGTGACGGTGTTGCGGTTGAAGTCCTCGAGGCGGCGAGCGACTCGCCATGCGTCGGGGTTGTCGGCGAGCTCGGCGACGACCCGGTCGTTGTCCTGGCGGTCGGTGACCTCGGTGGTGTTGGTGACTGCGAAGCGCATGGTGTGTCCTCCGGTTGCGGTGTTCCTTATGTGGACCAAGGTAGCCGACCGGTGTAGCCGAAGCAACTACAGGCAGCCGTTTGGCCCTCACAAAGACGCAGGTCACGGCGTTGTTTCCGGGGTCGCCCAAGAAACCTCGCTTGGGCTACTCCCGAGAGCGGCCCACGTACAGGTCCATGCCCACGTACCGCAGCCCGAGCTTCACCGCCACATCCCCCGTCGTCCCCGAGCCGTGGAACGGATCCACCACCAGCTCGCCAGCCTTGACCCCGGTGGTGCGCAGGCACCGCAACGGCAGCTCGGCCGGGTACGGGGCCGGGTGCCGCTTCCCCTTCGCGTCGAGCCGGGCCTCGGTCTGCGGAGCGAAGTGCCAGACGTTCCCGAGCTCGCCAGCGACCTCGAGGCCGGCCCGATCGAACCGGTTCCCCGACCGCTTCGCCAGCATGAAGATGAACTCCGACGCCTCGAGCGGGCGACGAACGTGGTTCGGGTCCTCGGGCCTCACCACCGGCGTCTTGTCCCACACGATGGTCTGCCGCACGAGCCAGCCGTCGGCCTGGAGAGCGAGCGCCACCCGGAACGGGACCAGCGCGTACTGCGGGCCACGCAACCCGGTGTCGCCGGGCCGGTACTTCTTCTGCCCCTCCTTGCGGCCGCCCTTGTTGTAGTCGCCGCCCGACCCGCCGCTCTTCGCCGCCGAGTCGCCGATGTTCAGCCAGGCGACCCCGTCGTCGGCCAGGACCCGCCACGCCTCACGGAAGCAGGCGACAACCATCTGGACGTACTCCTCGAGCGACTGGTCGGACCCGAGCTCGGCCCCGTCCTCGCCGTAGGCGCGCCGACCGAAGTACGGGGGGCTGGTGACGATCGCCGTGGCGTCACCCGAGCCGACCGGCCACGGCTCGGACACCGAGTCCATCCGCCACACCTCGTAGTCCTTCACATCTCCACCTCGTAGTCCTTGATCACGACGCCGTTCTCGGCTGAGCCTCGCACGTTCGCCGACCACCAGTAGGTGCCGACGTGGCGGCCCAGCAGCGGCCGGTCGGCCGTGTACGTCTTGAAGTGGCCGCGCACGATGTGGAGCGCCACCTGGCCGTCACCCAGGTCGACGTGGCCGCCCCCGCCACCCGAGCGCCGGCCGCCCATCGGGTTCACCTTCAGCGTCTTGAACGTCACCAGCGGCCTCCCCTTCTTGCGTCGGTGACGGTTCGACAGCTTCTCCGGTGGGACGTTGTTCTCGACCTCGACGTTCTTGCAGTTGAGCAGCGAGTGGGCCAGCAGCACCGGCCGGAGGATCTCGTACTCCAAGACCGTGCTCAAGACGAGGACGCCCTTGGCGAGGAACGCTTCCTCGGCCTCAAGATCGACCTCGAGCCCGTCCACAACAACGTCAAAGTCGTCGCCGGTCTCGCGCTCGACCGCCATCCGCTGCTGCCAGGTCGCCTCCCGAGTCATCCCTAAGGTCTCCTTCATCTCAGCCACCCGGCGCAGCGCCGCCGAGTAGGCCGGCGACAGGTCGGCGATCCCCTCCGTCATGTGGCCGCCGACGATCTCCCAATCCCCGCTGCTGTCGATGTCGATCCGCCACTGGCGTAGGTGAACAGGGGCGTCGTGTCGCCAGCCGCCAACCGCCAGAATGACGATCGA